AACCGATAAGGCAGTGGTAATTAAGTCATCGACATTGGTGGCCTCATCGCCAGAAGGGCCTAATAAATAATCAGTTTTGCCAACATCGAGGAATAGAATACCCTCGGTCTTTGTCCACAAGTGAAGACCTTGATTCTGCCAGCCCTTAATCATGTAATTAAGAGCTTGGAGGGTGTCTTGTGTATCGCTAGGATCAACGGATTGATTAGCGTCTATCTCGCCAATTAGCCTCAGTGCCGCTTCTACAATATCCTTTGCTGTTGCAGTTAATACGGCGGTCATATCATATCGCTCGGGCTAAGTGGTGGATCTAGTAAGGGGGGATCTGCGGCTTCAACTCTAGTGCCGTCGGTTACTGCTATTCTTTCTGTCCTGCCGCGAATAAGAAGCTGTGGGTGCTTCTCTTCAAATTCTGTAACTCGGTCAACTAATTGACCCTTCCAGTTATAAACCATCTCCGACCGTTTAAACTCTTGGCCGGAGATGTCAGAGATAACATTGTGAGTTCCACGTACAAAGCGAGTCTTCATAAGTAACCCTCACAAACTCAGTTATGCTGCTTCTTTAGCCCAAATACCACGGGCCGCTACTACCTGCCATGCAACAACACCATCAAGACTGGCCAGCGTGACAAAATCGCCACGCTTAGCGGTAGCTTTGGTATTGATCAAATCCTTATCGTCGGTTGAACTACCGGCGTAGGTGATACCATCCAAAGCAGCGGGGCTAATAGTTAAATCAGCCGCGCCGTCTACAGCGTTGTTCACGAAAGTAATAGTGTTACCGATAGCAATGCTAGGCAAGGTAAATACAACACCATCCGTCTCGCTGGTAAATGTCTTACCGGAGTCTGTAGTGACGATCACCGTATAGTTTGCGGTCTTCTCAACTGCGTTAGAGTCAACCAGAAACGAACTTATGCCATTTGGGAACTTTGTTAATCGTGCCATTTTAATCTCCTGTGCGCCTCACGGATTCCAACCGCAACTTAACCAGCAGGGACGCATCATGGGTTTAAGAGCCTGGAGTACCAAAGGCACCGCGAGCATCAGACCAGCCGAACACATAACGCTCATCTGCCTTAAAGCGCGCATTACCTGAAGTAAAGGCGTTGTCTTGAGCAAAGCGTACAGCGCGACGGGTGAAATACTTAAGCCCTTGTGGGGCGTCAGTAGTCAAGAACCATGCGTCTGTATCGAGCAAGAACGGGTTAGACATATAGCCATCACGAACAGAGTTCATGTCACGCACTGCGTTAGTAGCGTTGTTGCCGGTATCGTTCTGCAAAACAGAGCCTAAGATACGCTGAGCTTCAAAGCTATTAGCAGGTGCAACAATCAAGCGCTGAGCCTGAAGAGCCGCCTGTTGGCCGCGAGCATCGGTCATAGTCTGAACTTGGATAAGCATATCTTCCAAGGCAGTCTCTGATAAATCAGCATCGATGGTTAAGCGGTTTGAGTAAGTGCCACCAGAAGGGCCGTTAGGGTGAGCTGTTGAAAACAACGCCACGCCGTCACCGTCTACCATCACTGATCCAGCATCAAAGCCATTGTTATAAATGGCAGCGCCTTCGATCTCTTTCGTAAGATTCATACTACGAGCAAGAGCGCGAGCACCGTCATTTAATTGACCGTAAAGCTCATCTTCCAATGCTTCCTCAGTTACGATGTAACCCTTGGCAAAGGTGGTGTGTTGATATTTAGGGGTAAAGCCCTGCTGGCGAGAATCGAATGTAATATCGTCTCCCTCAGTTTTGCTTGTCGCCCGAGTAAAACCTTCCAATTGAACGTCGACTTCGAAGTTCTTGGACGATTGATGAGTTGAAAACATCTTGTCCCATTTCTTGTCGTGCTCTTTTAGAGAGTCGCCGAAGACCTTGGTTACGCCGTCTTGTAATAGCCGGGGTAATGAGCCTGTGCTAATTGTTCCAGAAGCCATGATTTATACTCCGGTTGCGCCAGGCGCTACAGTAGTTGCATTAAGACGCACAAGGGCGACGTTACCCAATACACCATCCGAATCTTCAAGAAGACCAACAATGTGTAAAGGAAGTGTGGAAGTAGTTGCCGCGCCGGTAGCGTTAGCCGTCATAACAGACGGAAATAAACCACCCGAAGCAGTGGCTTCAGTGACAACAGCAGGACAATTTAGACCGACTTCAGTAATTAAAAGCGGGCCGTTAGCCACGTCGACTTCATAGACAGCGTTAGGGTCAACATTGACCTTAATTGTGCCTAGAGTGCCTGATACGTGATGAGTTGAGGAAAGAGCCTCGCCGGCAATAGTCGGGTCAACCGACATAACAACACCTGTAGATGCCGTGCTAGTGGGGGCGATTGCTACATCTGCGACACCTTGAGCGTTAGCAGTACCGGCGATACGTACAAGATCACCTGAAGCGATAGCCTCGGTTGTAGCTGCTAAGACTGAAAACGTCTTTTGTTTGCCTGTCACATCTCCTTGGGAGTCTGTGTTGGCTAGTTTGAATCCACCTGGCATGGTAGACCTCCATAAGTTAATTAAAAAAACAAAAGGGAGTTACCCCGTTAATTTTCTCTATCAACTTACGGTCGGTCTAACCGCTTGACGAGTTTATGCTTGGTGGCTATCGCTAGAATGATGCCGTATTGCGCTATTACCGCCTTCAGCACGACCCTTATCATCAGGTGCGTACTCGTTGGCCCCAATTTGCGCCTCTTGCTCTAGTGTAGCAGCAACCCGCTTGCGTTTCAAAGAGTTGTCCTCATCACGGTATTCTTGACGTAAACGCATCAAATACATGGTATAAGGGCCGCTCTGGCGTGTGAAGTTATTTCCCTGCTCATCGACGACATGCTCATAATAAGCAGACTTCGCCTGAGCTACACGGCCCTCACGATCTTGGAAGTACCGATAGTAATATCCATCTTCAATCAATCCAGCGGGCACATCTAGCTTTTTCATATTGCCCATTGATACACGGGCAGGACGACCAGCTGAATGCGCGACCTCTTCTCTTGAGCCAGCAACCAATCCCTTGTCAGACATTTGCATAGCTGGGGGAAGATCTGCACCGGTGCGGCCACGTTCAACAGTATTGCGTTTTGTTCCAGGCTTAGGCCCGGGCTTTTTACGTTCGTTCATGTTCTAGCTCCTAGAATCTTGTACGGCTTTAAGAAAGTCTTTCTCGCTCGCCCATGTTCCCGCCATACTGCGGTAGATGCGCGCCTCTTCGTTGGTCAAATCATCCATAGTCAGCGCTCTTGCACCACGCTTACCACCAGGCCTTGATCCGCCTTCAGGTGTTGGGTGATTCTCACGAGCCGGATTGATCTCGGGAAACTCACGGTTAACATCCCGCTCAGAATTAATCAGGGCTGTCTGCGCATCTTGTCCACTCTGCTGATAGTGGCCGAACTGTGACTTGGCATAAGCTGCCTTTGGTGTGTTCTGAAGTATCCAAGGGTTCTCACGATTCCAGTTATCAAGAAACGATTGTTCGTTATTAACCACTGGCACCACTTCAGGAGTAGCAAGGTTATCGATCTCACCCTGTACCTGATTGGCTGTTTCTCGATCAGCAAGATCAATGGCAGCATCGCGCTTACGGACTAGATCAGCCTTCTGGGTCTCAAGCTGAGCCTTGTGCAACTTGTTGCTGTTATCAAGCCGGGTATTAAACGACGACTCCAGGTCGTTAATGCGTTTATCTTGATCGCGGTGCTTCTTAATCCACACGCCGCGCTCATTGAATACCTCGGCGCTGCGCCACTCACCCGGCGTCCCTTCAAACTCTTCTTTGGGCTTCCATCCACCCTCACGCGCAATATCTTCAGCGGTTGGCTCGGTTGTTTGGGTTTCTTGCGGCTCAACTTCTTGAGCTTCTTGCTCGGCTGCTTCATTCATCGTCTATTGCTCCAATGATGTGGCTATCAGGAATGTAACGGAAATTCTCGTAGTCTTTTACTGCTGACTTCTTGCCCTCGAAACGGCGGTATTCAATCTTTTGGCCGATTTCTAAGCCCCATTTCGCAGAAGGCAATAATTCGCCTTCTAGCAAATCACACCCCGGATACCCGTGATAAGCAGTAGGTCCAATAGCGCGGACATAACCGACATCAGTGGCATCTTGCTCTTTGCTAACCATATCGGTGTTTAGGATGATGCCGCCAGCCGTTACTTCCTCGACCTTTTCCATCTCGATTAATACGTAGAAACCTAATGGCTTAATCTTCATCGTGCATATCCTCCAATCCAGTGGGCTTCCAGTCTAAGACTTGCTCGACCATAGCCATCTCTCCCTGCCTAAGCATGGATTGAATAACGATACCGTCGCGGGAGTTTTCGGGGAGGTAGTCTTGGAAGCTATTTATTACAGCTAGCTCCAAGTCTTCGAAAAGGCGTTTAGTAACGGCAGAACTTCGCCATTTACTGTACACCTCCTGTGATATTGGCCGCTTGCTGTGCCGTGACTTTGTCTCTGTTATTAGCTCTTCTAACATCGTCTGCTCCTATCGCAGTTAACATACTAATGGTGCCGTTTATATTGGCGGTGTAAGCGCTTATTAGGTTCTTTGTCTCTTCTGTTTCGGCTTTCTCTAGGTTCAATATGGATTCTGACCGCATCTTCTCTAGTTTGCCGATAGTCTCCTGGATCTTCATCTTAGTCTCAGCGTCGAGCCTGTCTTGCTCTCTGCCCAGAATCTCGGTTTGTAGTCTTGATGTCTCTAACTGCTGTTCGGCTAGGGCGTTCTGCTGCTGTTGAACTTCGGTGAATCTTGCCATCTCTTCGGCTTGTGCGTCCGTTGGCTGCTCTGGGAATATCTCATCAACATTATCCGAGCCAATACGCTCATAGAAGTTCTTGACTATAGGCGTAGGATTACCGCCGGCCTGAATTACGCTAGGTATCTGCTCCATTTCTGCCAGCGAAAGCTGCATTCTTTGCATCTTAGACGACATTTCAGGGCTAGCAGTTGGCACAATATCAAGTGATTCATTGTTGAAATCAGAAACCGAGCTGGCCTTCTCATCGTCAAGTATTACTTTGTATAGCTCGGGATCGAATACGCGCTTATCTAAATCAAATAGAATCTGGAATTCATCAGACATGCTGTCAATAACCCGGCCCATCAATGCCGATGTTGAAATCATCGCCTCTTGTATGATTGCCAGCGCGGTAGTTGGGGCAGTGTTAGCCTGTATCTGCCCGCTAGTGTCCACTATCGCTGCGAAGCCTCTGCCTTGCTGCTCTAGCTTCTCATTCAATGCAAATAGGGTTTGGCTTGGCTCGGGGTTAGGATTAGGCATCATGCCAGACTGAAGATCAGACGCTTTAATATCTGTAGCCTTCCACTCACCAGGCTTGAGGCGCATTGGCCCCATCTTCTTGCGGAATCCCTTAGCGAGAAATCCACCACCAACATTCCTAATGGTGCCGGAGTCTGTCAGTTGATTAGTTGTGGTGTTGACACCTTGAGCAATTGCACCAAGTAAGTGCGAATAGCCTAAGTCAAGAAACGTGCCGTCTGGTGAGGGAATAAAACCATACTTGGTGATCTGTTGTATGGGGTTAATACGCACTAACTTGAGCCTGCTTATATCCTCAACTTCGGGCAATGCTTGCGGTGTTACTGATTGCCCCTCTACATCGGCAATGGTCTTCCGCTTAAGCACTTCGACTAGGTTCATCACCAAGCCATTGGGTGCCTTAACCATAAACGAGCGCATGTCGTAACGAGGAATGATCCTCATTACCTTCATTGATCTTTCATGGATGGTAACAATGTATGGCTCTTCGATACCGTCGTCATCAAGATCAGCAAAGCACTGCTGCTCAAGGAATCTATCGGGATTATCCTCAGCATCAAT